AGCATCAACCATAGCGTTAATAGCAATAGTTGTAGCGCCAGTAGCATTAGTAATTGTATTAAGTTTTTCTTGGAACTCGGCTGTAATTCCGTCTAAAGCCTCTGTCAATGCTGTACGCGCTTCGTCTTGTGCGTCTGCGAAGGCAGTCATTTCATCTGCTAAAGCGGTATCAAGGTTAGTTTGTATCTGCGCTAAGGCATCGGCAAAAGTAGCATTTTGCTCAGCAATAGCATCTTTTAAGTCATTATCTACTTCCGCTAATGATTCAACTAGATCAGTAGTTATTTCTACTATTGCGTCAGCAAGGTCTTTGTTTACAGAAGCAATAGACTCTTTTAAGTCTTTTTGTGCCGATGCTACTGCTTCGGACAAATCCTTATTTATTGCTGCTGTTGCTTCTGAAAAATCTTTAGCGGCTTGCGAAAGCGCGGTATCTCTATCTTTTTTAGCCTCAGCCATGCCTTCACTAAAGGTTTTGTTAATTTCAATCTGTGAATTAAGATAATCAGTTGCCTGAGCCGCAAGTGCTTCGGCAGTATCTTTTTGTGCGTCAGCATAAGACTGAGTTAATTCCTTAGTTGCTAACTGTGACCCCGTACTCATATTGGTTGCTAAGGCATTAAGCCCTTCGCTGCTTTGAGTTTCCAGTTGCCCGTATAGCGATCGAAGTTCGCTTATAGTATCTGGAGTAGCGTTTAGAATACTGCCAGCAAGTTGATTGCCTAGTTCATCTCCGCTACCAACTACTTGTTCAATGAAGGTTTGCGAGAATCCCATTTCAGCAAGTCGAGCAGCATTTTGAGCAAGTAATCTAATTGACGCTAATTTAGTACGCATAGTCGCAGCAAGTTCATCGGCAGAAGCACTACCAGCCTCAACTAAACCTTTAAAGATATCGCCTAACTTAAACTCAGTGCCTTTTTCATAAGCGTTACGCAAGCGATCAATAGATTGTCTAACAATAGATGCTAATTTAGCGGCACCATTTTGAATAATATTTGCTACTTTTTCTTGGTTAGCAGACTCAAGTTTGGCTAAGTTCTCAGTATTTTTTTCAGCAAGGCTGGCTATTTTTTCAGCATAGTCTTGCTTAATCTTTAAAACCTTTTCGCCATTACTTTTCTCTAGTTCGGCTAATTTGTCTTTTGCGTTGTTATTTAACTGAGTAATCTTATCGGCAGAGTCTTTTTCTAATTGTTGAATTTTTTCTTTAGCATTAGACTGTAATTTTAGGATTTTTTTCAACGCATCAGACTTCAACTTAAATTGTTTTGCCTCTGCGTCTTTTTCTAATTTATCCAACTTTTCTATATTACTTTTAGTTTCAGATTGAACAGCAGCAGAAGCATCAGCCTTCAAGTCATTGATTTTTTTAGCATGAGATTCATCAAGTTTAGTCATGGTTTCGTTAAACTTATTTTCAGCATCAAAAATCTTTTTGTTAAGGTCATCAACAATCTTAATGTAACCTTCATTGTCTTTCTTTAAGGTTTCTAAAGCCTTTTTAGTATCCGTACCAGTATCCGTACCAGTTCCTGTACCAGCACCAGTATCCCCAAGATCAACATTTGGAAGATTAGGTACTTCTAACTTGCCAAAGGTTAATTTAATAGGTTTGTTGAACTTATCTAATCCTTTAGATAGTTCAGTAACTTTCTTTGCTGCGCCGTCAAAAAACTTACCGACTCCATCAGTCGCAGATTCAATACCTTTAAGTGCTTTGCCAGCAGCCTCAACGCCAAGTAAAGACAACCCCTTTAATAGTAACTTTAATGGACCAGTAACAATTTTAAGATAACCAGTAGCAAGTACGCCAGCAATTTGGATTAGACTGCCCATAGCCTTTAAGCCAACCTTGCCAATTTCAATCATAATCTTGCGGAACGGTTCGCACTTATTCCATAACAATACAAAAGCACCAGTAAGTAATACGACCGCACTAATAACTAAACCAATCGGATTTAGTTTCATAGCCGCATTAAGTGCTAATTGTTGCCCTGTAAGCATTGACATAACTGTTTTTTGGATTGTTGTAACGACTGTCCAAGCCTTAGTTAAGGCTGTTGATACTTTTTGTGCGACATTATAGGCTGCTAGAGCAAATGTAACTGTAAGTATAACTCCAGCAAATATCTGGAATTGTGTTGAGTATTTCTTTATGAACGCAACACTTTGATTTACTACATCAACTAACTTTTTTAGCATAGGCAACAGCACCATACCGACAGACTGAGCCGCATTGTTGAATTGCTCTTTAAGTATTTGTACCTGAACTGCGAAAGTCTTTGTTGCGGCTTGGGCTTGACCGCCTATCTTAGTCTGTAATTGATCCATAGCCTTTTTAAGCGCTTCGGATTTTGGAAGGGTTGAGTCAAGCGTGATACCCATTTGCTTGAATACTCTTGTGTTGCCTGTCGCTGCCCTTGCTAACATTGTAGAAGCAGAAGTTAAACTGATATTTCTAGCGCGTGCTAAATCAGCAGACATGGCTAATAGTTTCTGAGATTTATCCAAGTCGCCTGTCATGCGGATTAAGTTTTCCATAGCGCCAGCGGCTTCTTCATCATCAAAACCAAGTTGGACAAAACTTTCAGATAGTTTAGTTACTTCTTCTCTTGCCTTTGCCGTATTGACTCCAGCAGCAGACATGGTTGCCTGTAAGCGAGTCATAATGCCTTCGGCTTCGATTGCTTCTTTGATTCCAAGCGCGGCAAAGCCAGCAAACGCAGCACCCATAGCCAGTACCGCACCAGTTGCTAACTTGCTTGCTTTGTCAATTCCTGAAATGCTGCCGCCAGCCTTATGTGCTGTACCTTCCATCTTTTCTAATTCTTTATTGACTTCTTTGAACTCAGCCATAGCCTTATCGGTGAGTGCTTTAATCTCAAAGACGACTGGTGGTAGGAACCCTGCCATTATTTACCACCAATCGAAAGATGTTTGACTATGATGCGCGGCGCGATCACACGGAACTTAGCAAACGCAGGTGCCATGTATGGGAAGCGTGTTCCGCTTGGCCAATTACCGCCACCCAATTCTACTCTACGCCCGTAGATAATTGTAGGACCTACTATCGCTTCGTACTTACCAAAACCTTTTCGACTTTTTTCGCCTGTAATTGAACGGCGCAAGTTACCAGTTCTATTCATAGGCGGCTGACCAGATGTAGCCTTTTCATAAACTCGACCGCCGCGAGGTCCTTTTGTATAAGGTCGTTTTCCTACAATTTCTTCTTTGGCTAACTGAATTAAAGTATTCATCATTTCATCGCGACAGTTGCGAGCGCTATCGTCTAGCCCCTTGCCAGCCTTTTCCAAGACCTCTCGCACTTGCCTAAGATTTGATGTTATCACTCTCTACCTGTTTCACCAATCCTGAAATAGAAATTAACCAATCCATTAAGTAAGCAGGTTGGTCATCTACCTGTGCTGGAGTCCAACCGAACTCCTTAGCACAAGTAAAATAGAACCATTGTTCATCTGGATAAGTAAAGGCTTCGTGGCGTTCGCCACCTTCAAGTAACCATCTTAGTCTTTGGAGTTGTCGAAAGGGCTTTCTGTATTCTTTTCCGTTTCATCATTTTTGCCTAATGCTGGGAATAGAACCTTTTGTGATTCCTTAGTTTCCTCTGCTAGGAAGTCATAGTCAGCCATTTCCATTTCGTCAATGGACTCAATACGCACTGATGGGATAATTAAGTCAAGTGTCCATGACTCAATGAGAATAGCAAGCAAACCATCATTTAAAGATAGGGCTTGCATGATTCCTTCTTTGGCGTTGCTTGCTTGCTCAAATACTTTCTTGCGATCTTTAACGCGTAGTGTCTTAGGGTCTTTAAGAACTACCTCTGCGCCGCTTGGTAACTTAACTGTTCTACTTGCCATTGTGTTTCCTTCCGATTGTTAGTTTGCCTTCACAGTATATCTAAAGAGGGGTGCTAGGGAGTGGGAACAGGGAAGGCGACTGCTCAACCAACTCCCTAGCACTTTTGATCTGGTCTTAGATATAAGTACCAGAAGCCTTTGCGTTTTGTAGTACCCATTTGATCGGAGCGTATCCACCAGAAGCACCTGCGTCTGTTGTGTTGCCCTGAGCGTTTAGGTCTATGTTGATTGTTACATAATCGTCTGAGCGTTCGATTGCTGCTGCTGTATAAGCACCCTTTGTGAGAGTTGCTTGAATTTGAACTGCTGTAGCACCTGCGCCATAAGCCCAGTTTAGAACAATCGCTGGTTGAGTGTTAGTTAGGTAGCGAGTTAATTCTGTGTCTGCTTCCATAACGAACTTAATGTTGCCAGTAACTTCTAGCGCACCCACAAATACTGAGAACGGATTCTGTGTTTGTGAGATTCCATAGATCGCCTCAGATGAACGCTTCATAGAAATCGTTCCTTCCATAGCATTAGTGATAGCAGTTCCACCAATAGATACAGTTCCCTGCCAAACTGGAGTAGGAAGAACTGTGCTGAAAGTTGGAGTTGGTGCTGTGGTTGTGGAAGAAGCAAAGCCCATAGACTTCATGTCATATTCCAACATGCCATCAGCATTGAACTTCAATGAGAAGTCTGTGATTTGCTGTGCCGCATATTGACGAACGCCAGCAGCATAGAAGTCAGTAATTGTGTATGAAAGTGGCTGAACATCTGTAGAAGCAGCAAGGCTGTTCTTCAAAGAAATTGTATGTGTGTAAGGGGCTGATGCACCTACTGTGGCACAAGCACCCATGATACCTGTGAGTCCATAACCAATTCCGTCAGCAAATACTGCGCCGCCGTAATCAACGGTTGAATGAGTACGCCCAGGAATATAGTTGTAGTTTTCAACCATAGCACCGCGTAAGCCTTTGTCATAGAGTGGGTCAATCACATCTACTGGTTTGAACGCATCTTTTGATAGTAGTAAATAATCTGTTGCTGCTACTGGTGTTCCCTTTGTGACTTCTTTAGCGATACCCACATAGGAACGAACGGAATTTTGTACGGCCATTTGTTCACTCTCCTGCTGTTAAGTCAGCAGACGCTGACGGTGTTGTTGGTTTGGTAAAGATTTTACCACTTGCTAACTCAACCTCGTGAATTGTAAGCCCTTCTGGGGCATCAAATTCATCGCCAGAATTGACAATAATTCCAAGCGAAGGAATAACGCGTGAGTCTGTTCCTGTGTATTTGTATTTCATTTCATCTCCTATGCTTGGATCATTTCGGTTACGTCAAACTGTATTTCAGCAAAAGTTTCCGTAGCACCCTCGGCGACTGTTGAAGGTTCACCATACGAAGTGTTGATCATTGGTTCGGCACCTTGCCACACTAATACTCCAGTTGAATCACCGAAGTTATGGTCAGAGCGCAGTCTTGTCTTAATGTTATCTATAAGTGTATCAAAGTCTATCATCGCGTCTTCGGAATTTCGGTGTAAAGAGTGATGATAGACTTGTAACACAACGGAATAGTCCACACGCTTCCAACCGCTTGTCGCACCGCCAATAGCCAAGCGCGACTCAGTTTCCGACTGAATAAATATGACACAAGCCGCGCGAGATAATTGACCCGCGACTGAATTGACCTGAAAGTTTATGCGCTTAGGAAAGGAAGTTAATACTTGGTTTAGTCCTGCGATCTGCGGATTTAACAGAAATGAATACAAAGTATTCCGAACGCCTGTGCGCCCTGCCATTAGCGAACCCTTCGGTATAGACTTATCATTTCCAAAGCCGTAGCAATTTCAGAACCATATCGCTCAGCACCAGAGATGCTTGCGCCAGCCTGAGTTGTTATATTCATTGTAAGTGAACTATCACCACGCATCTTAATGAAAGCAGTTGTCACAAGAATACAGGCTTCCTTAATCGCGTTTGGAAGGTTACCTAAAGGAACCCCTGACGCATGTGTATAAACCAGCGCAGACGCCAGCGGAACGGTTGTAGAGCCGTATGTATAGGTGCTATTGACTGTGACTGTTTCGCTGCTTGCGCCGTCATAGATGCGTAATTTCATGCCAGCAACAATGCCAGTAGCGTCTTGGACTGTTAAAGTGCTTTGAGTTGCTGTGGCACTAGCAATAGGATTATTGACATAACCAGATGTGTATGTATAACTCGCAAAGATTTGCTGTGAATTACTGTATGCGCCACCAAAACTTAATGGTCCTTGGCTTGTCCAAGTAGTTGATAGTTGCGAAACTGGAATAATTACTTGTTGATTTTCGAACCATGCTACAGAACAATCGGGAAGTGTTACTAAATTAGTAGGGTCTGAACCATACTCAAAATTGGATAAAGCAATAACTGGACTGTTATTAGGGTGAAGTGAAATATAGCCTTGTGGAGTAAAGCGGATACGCTGATTTTCTGTTTGAGTTGTAGCATTAAGATTTTGATTTAAGTATTCATCAAGAAAAGATGAAGCGCGCAGAATAACATTTTTTAGTTCAGCATCTTGGGCGTTTGCGTTACCGCCTACTACTAAATTATCAAAGTCAATAGCGGTTGGCGCGTTCTTATATTCCGCTACTGTGATGTAAGGATTCTCATGTAACGGTTGCTGAGTTGATATACCTACAGCCATTATTCACCATCTCTCTCTGGCGTTCCGTTCTCGTGACCGCAACGCGAGCACTTTCTAAACCATGAACCAAATCCACACTCAACACAGTTAAAGCCTAGACCCACGCCATTTGTAGCAGGACCCATCAAACTTGCCTCAAAGAAGCCCTCTGCCTTCAGTTGCCTTGCGTGATTAGGATTCTCAACATTAATTACACCTTTGCGATCTGGATTATATTTGTAAGTTCCACGCTCGGTTGTAATATCTACGCCTTTAACACCGCCATCTGATGCTATTAACCTTGCCACTTTGCTTCCTTTACTGTGATGTAGAACGAATTAGGGAGTGCGCCTTTTCGAATATGACGCACTCCCCTTCGTTTACTAAGGTGTTTCGTTAGGTGAAACTATGACAGCGGTTGAAACATCATCACGACCGTGAGTATTTCCAACTGCGCCACAACCGCATTCCAAGCACATACTACGCGCCGACAATACCTGATACTGCGCCGTTCCATGCTGGAGCAGTACAGAAGAAGGTTCCGCGGAAGTATGTTGAGAATTCATAGGCGAACTGATTAACAGGCCATTGAATACCCATGTAATCCTGAACCATGAAGTTTGACCATACGTCTGAAACCTCTGTGTCTGGGATTGGAAGTGTGTATGACAGCACAGGGCTTACGCCTTGTGGCAACCAAGGGTGAACAGTCATAGGAACTAACTTGCCTGTGATCTCGTTGTGTAGTCCACCAATAACTGCGCCGCCGACATAGTCGCCAGTTTCAGTCTGTGTTAGATTCAAACGATAGTTAGCAGTTGAGCCGTTCTTAATTGCGTCAGAGAGTTGCTTACGATCTGCGCCGTTAAGGAAAATCTCATCTGGATCAGCCTTAACAGAATCATACAAACGAGAGAATACTGTTTGGTACTCAACTCCAGGATTTGATGTGCTGAAAGTGCTGTTAATTGAGTTGTTGTAACCTGAGTTAGAACCCAATACTGTTGGAAGGATTCCGTCATAACCAGTTGCGTAAGCAGAAGTATCTGCTGATGCGCGTGATGCTGCGGCACCTGTTGTAGTGAACGCTGCGTTGTTACCAGTTAGGTTAGTAGCAGCAGCACCTTGAATTGTAAATGTACCAGTTCCCTTTAGGGTTCCCTGATACTTCAAGTTTGCTGCGCCTGTAGTAGTTCCAACATAGATGTTGTAACCAAGTGCGCCAGCGACTGCTGTTGAAACTGTGACAGTTAGAACATCTCCAGAAGCGACTGCTGTGCTTGCTGATTCAGTTCCTAGAATTGACTCACCGAAACCTGAACCTGAAATACCAGCATCAGCAGTTACGTTGATGAAGTAGTTTGTTGCGGCTAGTGCTACCTGTGAACCAGCAGCGACTGGTGTAGCAACTGTAAATGTAGGTGCTGATAGTGCGCCAGAATAACCAGAAGCAGTACCGCGAGCCATAAGCATCATGCGTTCTTCCATCAACATTGTTGCGTAAAGTGTTGATGTAGATGACAACTGACGAAGGTCTTGATAACCCATACCAGAGAAGTTCGCATCAAATGACACGCTGTCTGATAGTGAGTAAGAGTTGTAAGGCAATACTAAATCATCAGCAGCATAAGAAATCTTTGGACCGCGCTCGTAAGAGATTGAACCGAAGGCTGTTGTTGTTGATTCTGTAATTCCAGGCCATGTGTTGCCAATGCCGCCTGTACCTGTACCTGTATAGCCAGTAATGCGCTTTACGCGGTGTGAAGTACCAACGCCCTTTTTACGAGGCATTTTGTTACGGAGTGGAGTTGGGCGAGGTGTAAGCAACTTTGATGGTGCTTCAAGATCGAAGGCAGCAAACGAAGTGCTAAGTGGAGATGTAAGTGTGATGTCCTTTTGGATTTCCTGCATCGCCATACGCTGTGAAGCAAGGGCGTTGTTTAGTGCGCCAACTGCGTCAGGTGTAAGTGACTTGTTTGTCACAAGATTTTCTAGAACAGAAGTTGCGTCCTGTACGGGTGCTTGTCCCGGAACTGATGATGGATTACCAAGTGACTTATTAAGTTCACCAAGGTATTCATCATGGCGTTCTGCTGCTGCTTTCGCGGTATCAACATCTGAGAACAGATCGGTTGCGCGAGGGGCTGATAGAGCCATTTTTTTCCTTTCGTAAAGAGGTTAGTTGTTATTCTGCTACTGCTGCGGCTTTGGCTTCAAAGTCCTTAGCCAGTTCTTTGTAACCAAGCGCTAATGTTTTATCGCTGGTTGCGGCTGCCTTTTGACGATATGTAAGAGCCATAGTTGCGTATTCACTAACCGCATTTTGCTGCTTAATTACAGATCGCTTTGGACCACCGTTTACTGCTTTTTGATTTGCCGATGCTAACTCGTCTTGTAACTTATTGATGATTTCCTTATCAGCCTCATTTGCTGATTTAAGAATATCAATCTCGTTACGAACACTTTCAGTAGCACTCTTTACGGCTTTTTCAATAATAGCATTTATTGTCTTTTGTTCAAAGCCGATTTCATCTTCTTCATCGTCTTCTTTTTCTGTATCGCCAACTTCAATAGTGTCTGGCTCAGGAACAACGGTATCAATAGACTTTTTCTTTGCTTTGATCTTTTTCTTACCTTCGGCTTCTTCTACTTCTTCTTCTGCCGCTTCTGGCTTTGAGCCTTCTTCGGTTTCTTCTTCAGCAGTTTCGCCTACTGGCTTTAATGCCTTTTCCTCATCTTTGTCATCAAGGAATCCAGCATCTTTACATTCTTTTTCAGCAGCCATGTATGCGTTTTTAGCATCTTCAAGTCGCTTCATCATTTCATCTTTTGACGGCTTTTCTGAAACCGCTTTGTCTTTTGGCTCTTCCTTTTCGGAAGCCTTATTTGCTCTGCGTGTCATTGTTCTTTCCTTAGCGTTAGTGGTTTCAGCGTCAAGTAATTGTTCTTTTTTTAGGTTACCTATAACTGACTTACTGTTATCAAGTTCTCCTAAATAACCAGTAATGTCATTAATAGCAGTGCGAACCGATGTTGCGTATTCCTTCGCATCTTCATCGCCAAATCCAAGTTTTCGTTCTGCGTTTTCTAAGTGAGTGCGTGCTTCTTCTAAATTGTTCGCATGATCTACTAAAGTATCAGGGCGCGTAGCATCGTCTAATGCCGCTTGCGCTCTACCTATATCGGTTTGCGCACTTTCAATAATATCAACTTGTGCGCCATACATATCGGAGTCATCTTCATTTCCAGACATGTCGTCAATAGTGTCGTCCATTTCGCTATTGATATCTCTTAAATTGTCAGTTATTCCTTCAACGTGGTCGTCATCGCGCCCTCTAGCCTGCTGTGCTTCCATGCTATCTGGGTCCTTGCTATCCGAACCCCCACCCCCATTTGGATTGTGGTCTGATTGGTCGTGGTCGCCGTGTTTTAAAGTTAGGCTTTTCCAAGTTCCATTTTTAATCGCTTGCGAAGCGCTTGCTACATCTTTCGCTCTAGCATTAACGTCAGATGCTTCTTGAAGGTAGTGATTTGCTTCTAAAACACTTACAGCATTTGATAAGTTTCTTTCAGCCATGTCTAACTGATCTTTAGCCTCGTCTGCTGTTTTAGCGTTTTCCGCGCTATCAATGTGTTCCATAGCGGTATCTATTTGAACGGAGGCACTTCTTATAGACTTATCTTCGGACGCCGCATCATCTACATCGCTAGCAACCCCCCTTAGATCAACGTTAAGATTGCTTATATTCTTTTGAGTATCAGCAGAAGGTTCTCGACTTCCATCTTTTTTGTCTGAACTGCTTCCACCACCGCCAGTTGGATTATGGTCGGACTGATCATGATCGCCATGCTTCTTAATCTCTGTCAATTCCTCTACTTGAACTAAAGTCGCTTCCCCTTCGACTGATTTAGCAAGCATGAGTTTTGCGTTTGGATTAGCAGGTCTATCCACTAAAGAAATTTCAACAATTTGTCCGTCAATGATTCTGCCATTAGCAGCCTTCTGATCTCGCACTACACGAGGCGCGCGGATACCAATACTAAATCCTTTAAGAACTCCTGTTTCGACTTTCTTCACACTAACAGGATCAACAACAAGTGCGCTGATATAGTGTCCGTCACCTGTGCTATCTAATTCCTTGGCGACGCCAGCAGCGATATTAGAGTGTTGCTCGCGGATATTTCCACCAGTCTTAAACCACTCTGGCATAGCCCTATTTAACCAAGCGGCATCACAGATTTGTAAATCAATATCAACAGAATCGTCAGTAGCCTTGCCATAAACCATAAGCGTTCCATCATCTTGCTTTTCTTGCTTAATGATTGCGGCATACGAAGTAGTGAAATCTTTTGACATATTATTCTCCTTATGCTGAGTAAGTAATTACGATAGCGCCAGCAGCAGAAGCCGCAGCGGAGATTCCCCAGATTTCGTCACCTGAGTTCAACCATAACTGAAATGAACCACTAGCAGCGATAGGGCGACCAACAGTTGCGCCTGATGTAGTGGTTGTAGAATCACCAATATAAATTGCTGCCGAGTGTCCATTGTAAATCTGAACAGCAACAGTTTGTCGTATGCCTGTCTTGATTTTGTGTAATATCGTGGCTGTAGTTTGTGTGCCTACATTAATGTGTTGTAATGCCATGTTTTAGTCCTCATCTCCAAGTATAAATGATAGTGCTTCTTCGCCTATATCGCGTGTATCTGTAACATAAGGTGCTATGTCGCAAACACAGTTTGGGTGGGCTGGTGGTTCCGTATCTCCACTTGGAAATGTATCACCAATACGGATAGGCGATACGTCTGCGTTCTCTTGACATAAATCGCAAGGCTCAGCAATCAACCACTCTACCAGTTCCACGCCAGTTTCGGTATATAACTCACGGTTTGCGACACTTACTGCTCTACTCATCTCTGTCTGAGCAATAGTAAGGGCTCGCTCAGGGTCGTAAAGCATGTCGTCAATCTCGTCATAACCTAATTCTCGTAGGTATTCCTCGCGCTCGGCACTTGGCTTACCGAGTTCTTGCGCTATTGCCGATACGGCTGTGCTGGGAACTTCACCTTTTCTGAGTACCTCAGCAAGGATAGTACCTATGCGATCTACTGTAGTTCGATTTAAGCCCTGAATAGTGACGCTACGAGAATCTAATAATGTGCTTAATCCAGTAGGCGGCTTTAATAATCTTGCTGCTGCCCGATTACCAGCCTTCCAATTATCCCAGTCTATGTTGATAGCATCTTTCAACTGGCGCATAGATGAAGGTGCCTTATTTACTTTTGCTTTAGCCAAAGCACTTAATCCCATGTCTTGACCTAGCACATAAGACTCTGAATAAATAATCTTCAACGCTTTGTTTAACTCGGTACTATCAACACGCACATGAGTCCTAGCCCACTCTCTTGCTTGTGCGCCTGTTATATCTGAATTGTTGCCAGCGTTTAGCCAGTCATCAACCACCCTTTTAACATCTACAGACTCGCGTATCGCAACACGGATTAACTGAGCGCGTTTAGCAGCAAGGCGAACCTTTGCCTTATTAGCCTTTTTCCATAGTTGATTCACTATAGAACCTAAGACAAATAGCGTTCAGCATACCAGCGAGCACTGTCATAATCTTTTACTGATATGAACTTATTTAGCACATCAGCATAGACGATTGGCACATTTTGAAAATTGAAATTGCGTTCAGGTGATTTCTTTAAGAAACGCAAGAACCTTTTGATTTCCTGTTGTGCTTTTTGTGCCTCACCTGCTTCTGGCTCAGGTTGTTCGTTAGTAATTTCTGCTGTAGTTCCATCTTCCAAAATAGGTGCTTGTGCTTCGCCAGCACCGCCAACCGCAATCAATCCATCTTCTGTTACATAATAAGCGGAAGGTCCAACAACAATTAGCGGCATATCTGCTTCTGGTGATTCAATAAGTGCGCGACCAGACTCACTGCGCAATTCATTTAGCGTAATGCTTCCGTTCTTAAATTCAACATCACGAGCAGTTGCTTTTGATTCCATATCGTCACGCTTGCTAGGCATAAACTTAAATTCTAATTCGCGTGGCATAGCAAGATAAACATAAGAAAGATTTGTAAGCATCTTTGATAACCAAACAACCATAGGATTAGCACCAAGCACTTCACCTGATACTGCTTCACCTTCTTGTAGTCCTGATTGACCAAGACCACCTTGTGAAGAAAATCCAATTTCGCTAGGCAATACTCCGAAGTGTCCACAGATGCTATGAACTAAATAATTGTCAAGTGTGTCCTTAAATCGCTCGCCATATCCGTCAAACTGGACTGGTTCCATGCCTGTAGGAAGTAAGCGAACACGCTTGCGTTGTTCTGTCTGTCCTGCTAATTCATCATTAAAGATATTTTCATAAGCGCGAAGCAAGTCTGGATTGTTACCAAAGTTTGCGTCAGTTTTCATTAAGAGTTCTGGCGTAACTCCGTCTGTGTATTCTGCTCGTAACCATTGTTGTCTGCGCAAATAAATATCAGCAAGAGCGAGAGAGCGTACCGTTGGGCTGTACCCATATACCGAGGTCGTTCTACGATTTTTAACAAGGTATGAAAGTTCATCACTTGTAAACTCTCCATCTGTTAGTTCGGTTTCGGTAGGTGCTGTAAACTCGCTGCGTGGAAAGCCGTAAAGGATTTGTTGGAACGCTGGATTAGGAGTCATTGGTCGCATACCGCGATCGTCTATAAGTGGCTTGATTGTTGAACCATCTAATATTTGTAATCCAAACAAATTACCATTAACAGCCTTTTGTGGCCATATTGCCCAAGCATCTAATACTAAAATTTCTTCCATAGCGATATTAAGCCAATCAGCAAATATCAAACCATTTGCTCGATCTGGTTGTTCCCAGAAAGCACGAAGGCGCGCAATTTCATCTGTGTATTTTTCGCGCGCTGTTGCCATAGCACGAACGCGTGTGCCACCAATTTCACGGATAAGTTTTTCTGAGGCATCTTCCGCAAGAACAATATCCCAATCAAGCCCAACAACTTTGGACTTAATTACTTCTATACAACGGCGCAGAATATCAATCTGGTCAGCAGCAGCACGCAAAGTCTTAAACGGAACAAGTTTTGTTTCTGTGATATTGATATTTTGTGCGACTTGAAATTCATAACGGCGTGGGTCTGGTCTGCCACTTTCACCAACAGGGTTGATTGCTCCGGGGACAATAGGCATTCCTGGGCTAAATGGAACTGTAGGTGTAATTGGATTACGCGGTAATGGTTCTACTTGTCCATAAGTATTATTGGTTTGGTTCATCTGTGCTTGCGTCATTGTTACAGCACCGACAGGCAAATTAGGTGCTTTGATTATTTCGTTTGCGACTCGCTTAGCCAGATTATCGAATAATCCCATAGTGTCTTACTCGCTCTCGTTAATCGGCGTTGCTGTAATGGTATCAGGTGCGCTTTGGTTTAACCCAATAAGTTCATCGTCTAAATAAACTTCCCAAGTATCTAGTCCGTCAATTACCCCGATGTATTTAGTTGTAATCATTACGATAACCTTCCAAAATACTGTGATGCGGTAGTTGTCCAACCAATTGCCGAAGTTGGTAGATCAGTTTGCGAACCAATTAAACCTGCTAAATAAGGAACTGATCCAGATAGCGTTGAGTTGGATAGTTGAGCATTTGTCCAAAGGCTTGATGAACCTGTACCAACTGCGATTGCGCCCAGTGCGTATCGAGTACCAGCCACCAAAGAATAAGAGGTTGGGTATCCGCGAGCAGACGAAAGTGCGCGAGTAAAGAAAGTATTGGCTGTTGCAAACAATGTAGTGTCGTTTGCTGTTTCGGCTACTAAAGTGGCATTTGTTCCGCTGATAGTAAATAAGCCAATTTTGGCTAAAGTGTAAAC